CGCAACATAACTTAAGGTTATTTTTATGAAACTTACATCTCAGCCATATACAGCACTTCCAAAACCTCTTCGTGATGATATTGAAACCATCGTTGCGGAAGTTGAAGAAGTTGCTTCAGTTCTCTTCTCAGTTAATACCGATGGAGAGATTATGATCCCTTTTCCATACTTTGACGGAATACCGTCCGAGAATGATTTCAATCAGTTGATTGGAAGGATCAGGCTACTTAAGAGAGTTCTTTATCCGGGTTTGAAAAGCCCGTGTAAGAAGCTTGGAGGCTGTGATGCCAACTAAGCGTAAGTCATTTTGGGGTAGCGTAAGTATCGAATGCCACTTTATTAAAGCGCTATCGCTTGTTGCGATTATGTGCCTTGTAGGTGGATTAGTATTCGTTAAATATGCTCTTATCCCAACCTTAGATGTTATGATGCAAGGACGAACGTATGGGGAGATTGTTGATGGTGTCTCCAACTCATTTTTCAATGAGCCCACCATTCTGGTCGATGACCAGGATAACGGAGCCCCGGTTGGGGATCCTCGATGACCACAGGTACTATCGGCTCGACCACTCCGGTTATAACTTCTACTTCACAGACTGTGAGGTATAAGAACTGGGTTGGTTCTGACGGGAAGTATGTAATCATTGACGGCGTAAGCCGTTTGAGGTTTAACTCATACACAATGACCAATATCGAGACTGATGCCTCCAAAGAGCCTGCGAAATTTTTCGCACTCGGTGGTGGCGGTTTAGGTACTGGCGACCGTGTATTTTCCTCCAATGATACGATTAAGATAAATAATAAAATCATTTCAAAAGTGAAAGGCCATCAGCTAAATGCTGCTGTCTTCGCTGCGGAAGGATCTAAAACTATCAAACTCGTTAAGGAATCTATCCTTACTGTGGGCGGTGCCCTTGTTGACGTAAAGCATGGTAATATGTTACGTGCTGCACAACGACTTGGTGTTATTAAATCAACGTGGGGTAGGCGGTCTGACGGACGATTTTTCGTCAATAAGACGCCATCGCTGAGCCCTGAAGATATTGCATCTCGTTGGTTAGAGTTACAATACGGCTGGAAACCTCTTCTAAATGACACGTATGAGGCCTGTAAAGCATATGAAACGCTTACGCAGCCCCTTCGTACTTATCATTATAAAGTTTCCACTAGTAGAAATGTCCGCTGGAATTCTGCTGTGTCACCTACTTTATTTACTTGCCAGACTTCTGGCAAGCTGCAACAAAAGTTGCTTTTAGAGATGACTGAGCGTCCTGGATCATTACCTAGACAGTTGGGTCTTGAAGACCCACTAACTGTTGCCTGGGAGCTTATGCCTTATTCATTTGTACTTGATTGGTTTTTACCAATCGGTCCATATTTAGAATCTGCGCATTCCGCTCCTTTGTTAACAGGCCGATGGTACAAAACAACCAGCCGCAAGTTTACTTGTGGTACCTCTAGTATACAGAACAACCTGAATTATTATGGTGGTTCTCGTTTTTCTGGAGATTGGTTGTATATCGTCCGTACGGTTGGTACTGGTAGTTTAAACACACCCTTACCTACTTTTAAGACTTTGGACCAGAGCCTTTCGCCTATGCATATTGCAAATGCGTTAGCTCTTGTAACTTCGCGACTATCTGGACGTGGTTACGTCTATAAATAGTTTTATCGCTCCATTATAACAGCGCTTAGACTTTTCTAAGCATCTATTCGTGGATTCCACGAAATCCTTTTCAATTTACCGTACGAAAGTACAAAGGAGGCTATTATGCCAGCCATGACTAACATCTTGGTAAAAGACGACGCAGCCACACCTAAAGTGTGGACTCTTATTCCTGTCACTGACACACCGAATCCATTTTGGCGTGCTAATGACGCTGCTATTCCTCTTGATGGACAACCTCGGTTGAACATTTCGATGAACCAGTTGAAGAACGGGAGTTATAAAATTACTGCGAAGCTGGAAGTTCCCACTATGGAGACTCTCGGTGCGTCCGGTACTTCATCGGGTTATGTTGCACCCCCAAAGACTGCTTACGTTACTACAGCCATCGTTACGATGTTTGCTGATAGACGAAGTACATCTCAGGATCGCTCTAACACCTTGAAGATGATCATTGGTATTATGCAGGGCGCCTCATCCACTGTGGATACAGGCACTCTTAATAACTTATCAGGCGGAAGTGGGTTTTTAAACTCAACTCTACCGGGTCCGTCCGCATTTACCAGTGTCATATTACCGAACTAACTTAACCTTAAGCAAGTTACTTTAGTTATCTTTCGACATCCTGGATTAATACCAGGGTTAAATTAACCTCCTATTGGAGAAATATTATGTCATATTTAAAAGAGCGTACCGTCGAGGAGTCTATTCAACTCGTGGAACGGCTTGCCGGTTCTTGTGCAGAATTCGGTGGTCCTCTAACTCAAGAATTATACGAGTTAGTTAAAGAACACCGCTGGATCGATGTCATTGACTTTGTCTTTGATTACGACTCAGATTATGGGACGGACGATTTCATTTATGCTCGTCAAATTCAAGGGCTTGTTGAAAAACAAGATTTCCTCGAGTTGGGTATAGATAAAGAACAAGTTGCCCATGAAAAATTCTTGCTCTCAGAAGAAATGTGCCGAGATACAAATGCTCGCCTTGAAGACCTGTCGTCCCTGAATGGGGATGTGAGCGCAGTAATGTACTACGCCTCGCAAAAAATCGCGAAAGTCCTTGGTGAAGCACCAGTAATTGGCTCTTTAGACATTTCATTCGGACCGGGTGCAAACACCAGCACTAAATCGCTTGACTCAAACCCTAGGGCTAAGATGTCGAGCAGACTTGAGTGTAGTATGAACCTTCTTCCCATTATCCGAGAGCTCTTGGAAGAGCTACCGGCCTTAGGCTACGCACATGCAACTTACGAGTCGCTCGATAGAGAGACTTATGTAGTTCCTGTAACCGTGGTTCCTGGGAAGTTAGCGTTTGTACCAAAAAACAGCCGTGGACATCGTTCCATCGTCGTCGAACCACCATTAAATGGATTGCTCCAAAAGGGCATTGGTACGAGGATGAAGGAATTGTTGAAACGTGCTGGTTTGGATCTATCCGACCAAACGCTGAACCAAAAATTAGCTAGAAGAGGTAGTATCGATGGTAGCTTAGCTACTATCGACCTCAGCATGGCTTCTGATTGTGTATCACGCGCTTTAGTATGGAACTTACTCCCCTATGATTGGGCTGTGCTTTTAGATTATGCACGAACTCCGGTTATAGAGTACACACGTGGAGGTCTCACTGAAACATATCTGATTGAGAAATTCTCAAGTATGGGCAACGCCTATACATTTGAGCTCGAAACGATATTGTTTTATGGCCTTTCTTACGGTGTGTGCAAGTTTCTGAAGATAGATTCGACAGATATGCGGGTTTACGGTGATGACATTATTATGCCGTCACAAGGGTTTGATTTATTAAGCGAGGTCCTCCAAGTTTGTGGTTTTAAGCTAAATGCTAAGAAATCATTTTCTAAAGGCCCGTTTAGGGAATCCTGTGGGTCCGACTATCTGAATGGTATCGATATACGGCCATTTTACCTAAGAACTCTGGTAAGTGATCGCGTCCTCTATACAATGCATAACTGGTTTATACGGTCCAGCGAGTTAAAACTTGCGAAAATCGTAGAATTACTTACGCATGAGCCCTCTCGACTTTACGGACCTGATGGTTACGGAGATGGTCACCTCATAGGTGACTGGATCCCGCGCATATCTAGGAAGCGTAAAAGAGACGGTTTTGATGGAGGAGTCTTTGATACGTATACCCTCAAACCTAAGTTCTTTAAAAAGCAACTAAGGTGTGATTACGTGTTTCCTTGTTATAGCATCTACGTTCGCGGAGAGAATACTTATACACCACTATTAAGTGATGAAGGTACTCCCGTTGATCCTGATGTCTTACGAGGAACACGAGGTTATACAAAGATATCGATATACACTCTAGCGCGCAGTATATTTACGCGCATTCACGACGAAGTCGTGGATAAACGTGAGTACAACGACCGACTTGCTCACCTTGAAAAAGTGAATAGGTCGATTGCGGGATCAATTGGATAGTACTATCAATTGGCCCTCTTAACCCTGACAGACTAGCAGTCAGGAAAGATACCCACTTGCGCC